AAATTTGTCCTCATAGCTCAGCTGGATAGAGCGCAGAATTCCTAATTCTGAGGTCGTGAGTTCGAACCTCGCTGGGGACACCACTACTTAGAAAAATAAATAAAAACTTGTAAAAGATGCCTTTGCTAAAACTCGCTAGCACCCCTAAATATACGTAAAAAGTTGTAAAAATAAGTAGAAGGTTGTAAAAAGATAGCAAACTATTTTTTAACTGACTTTTTTACTGACTAATGTTATAATCTGCAAAATCTCAAAAAATAGGTCAGTAAAAAACTATGCCAAAGACAAGCCCACAAGTAAATGACACCCTTTTAAAGTCACTAAAACCTAAAGAAAATAAATATTTTATTAGCGACGGCGAAAATATGCTAATTGAGATCCGCCCTAATGGAAAGAAGTCTTTTATTTTAGAGTATAAAAGCCCTGTTACAAATAAAATGGCAAGAATAACCTTAGGGCAATATCCGATAATGAGCCTAAAGGAAGCTCGTGCGTTGAAGCTAGAGCTAAAAGAGCAAATAAGCAAAGGGGTAGACCCTAAAAAGAATAATACGGATGAGGGAAAAAAATTTAAGGATATTTTTCAAGAGTGGTTTGGCAGAAAACAAAAGCAGGTTTTAGCAAAACAGCAAAAAACAATCAAAAGTTTTTTTGATAGATTTTACTTGCCTAAATTTAGCAATATGGATATTAAAAAAATAAGCAGGCGTGATATTCTTTCAGCCCTTGAGTTTTTAGAATTTGAAAAGAAGTATATAACATTTAGTAAAGCGCTGGGGGCATTAAAAGAGCTTTATAAATATGCCGTACTAAGAGAATATGTAGAGCATAATATCGTTTTAGATATTGACAAAAAAGCGCTTTTTAAAGCTCCTGAAACAAAACACTACGCCGCCATAACAGACGATCAGGCACTGGCACAACTATTAAATAACATAATCTATTATAGTGGAGATATTAGAATTAAAGCGTGCTTGGTGCTTAGCGTAATGACTGCCGTGCGCCCACTTAATGCTCGCTCGGCTAAGTGGTCGGAGTTTGACCTAGAAAATGGGCTTTGGCGAATACCAGCCGAGCAAATGAAAATGAAGCGTCCGCACGTTGTTTTTTTAGCTGACGATCTTTGTAAATTCTTACAATTATATAGAGGCACTTTTAAAAGCGAGTATCTATTTCCAAGCGTAAGAAGCTTAACAAGACCTATTAGTGATAATGCGTGCCGTTGCTCCCTTAGAAACATGGGCTATTCAAACGAGGAAATAACTCCGCACGGCTTTAGGGCTACATTTAGCACTATTTGCCACGAAAAGAGGGCAGAGCATAAACAAAGTAGCGATATTATCGAGCTTTGCTTAGCGCACATTGAAACAAACAAGGTAAAAGATGCATATAATCATGCAAAGAATTTAAAAGAGCGTAAAGAGCTTATGCTTTGGTGGCAAGGGTTTATTTATGCCCTTTGTCCCGACATATATTCTTTTATCGAGGCTAGGTCGCAATAGATAACACGCTGGTTTATTTTATTCGCCTTGATAATACCAGCGTCAATGAGTTTTTTTAAGGTCGGCTTTGATATGTTTAAAATTTCCCTTGCATATTTTGAGGGTATAAAACCGACCGCTTCGCTTAAGGCCATTATTTCGCTCATTTCTTATCCTTTATATAATCTTTCAAATCTCGCAAAGCACGCCGTAAAAAACGGACGTCGCATTTAAATAAAAGTGCTTGTATTCGCTCAACTAAATTTATTTTTTCATTGTGCGCCTCGCAAAACGCCTCTAGGCTTGCAAGGGCTGCTAGGTGTTTTTCTTTTTCTGGACTACTCATCTAACAACTCCTTATTTTTATTGTTCTCATATATAGCACTCTTGCACTTCATTATTTTTTCTAAATCCTCTTTAGTATGAGCAGTGCCACCGAAATTTAATTTAAAATAAAAATCTAGCTCCTGCTCCAATGTTGGCTCATTTATAATCATCGATCCAAAATTATGAAAATCTATGAAAGTTCTTTTGTCAAGATATGGCAAATCCTTAAAAAAATGCCCATCCACAGCAAATTCATCATCTAAAAAGCCCTGTATCGCATTTAGTCTTTGTTGTCCATCCAGCAAATAATATATTCTAGTTGGCAGCTTTTTCAGAGTTTGTTTATCATAAGCTTGCCTAGCAAAAACGAACGTTCCAATAGGAACGCCAGCCATAATCGTTTTTATTAAATTTACCTTTTGTTCTTCACTCCAAACTAGACCTCTTTGATATTCAGGAATTACAAATTTATCGCCATACTCTCTGCCCTTAAGTAACAGATCGTTAATATCCATAATGCAATTTTCGTGGATAACAACATTGCTATCTCTAAAAATATCTCGATATAACCGTCTTGTATCGCTTTTGTCGCTTTCAGCTAAAACCTTTTCAGCATAGCTACTATATTTTTCGTTTAGCATATTTATACCTCCATCTTTTCAAATATTCTCAATATAAAAATAAGCCAGTGTTTGGCTATCCTCTGCCTCTTTGCAGTACTTTGTATCATAGCTTTTATTTGAAATATACGCTATTTTGTCTTTGTTTTCCGCATAAAAATCAGCTAGTATCGGCGCCAGTCTTTGCCCTTTGCGCTCGTGTGGTGCTAGCCTCAAATAAAGCAGGTCACACGCTAATTGTGGGGCGGTCGTGCTAAAGTTTTGTTTGGCAATGCTCGCCTTGTTATCCAAAGCGTTTATTTGTGTTTCTATCCGCCTTTTAAAAGCGTGATAATGCCCCACTATTGGTGTCATTGCGCCTATTAGCTCATCGATAAATTTGCTCGCTTTTTTATTGATGAAAAGCCCTAGCTTCTCGGTGCTATCCATTTTTAAAAAACTATACGCCATAACAAAAATAGCGGCGTCTTTTAATTCAGCCGTTGTCATTTAATTCCCTCATACTAAAACCCAAAGTGTAAAAAGGTCTAAATTTATGGATATGATCATCATAGGGGGCATATTCTTTTGTCATTTCGTCAATAGTTAGTCTGCCTGCATCAAAGATAGACCATCTCCCCTGATGGCTGTCGTATACTTCAAAATACCACAAAACATCTCTTTCGTTAATAAATTCTTTTTTGCAGTATTCTATTGATCTAATTATTGTGTCGTCTAATTCATATCCGTCTTTTAATATTTTGGTAATCTCAAATCTGTCAGGGGTGGGGTAGCCTGCATCGTTTTTATATACTACGACATCTCCTAGCCTAAATGTAGTTTTAATTTTTTCATTTGATTTAACTCTATACTTAAACCTACTAAAATCAAACTCAGGGGCAAGCAAATCCCCCCAAAATTCATCAATAACGTTATTGAGACTTGCGTATTCGATAGTATACCCGTTATCATAAGCTCGGATAACTTCAATTTTTTCTTTAGTTGTCATTTATTGCTCCATTTAAGTTTTTGCCTTTTAATATTTGTAGCACGTCTTGCTTTGAAAATTTAGAGCTTGGGCTTAGCTCAATTTTACTAAGCCAGTAGCGATCTAACTTTTCGCAGTAGTATTTCACGGCTTTATCAAAGCTCATACGAGGTGGCAGTCGCCCACATATCACAAAAACGCCGTTTTTCATTTTGCATTTTTTCTTTTTCTCTTACAATCTTTTTGCCGTAAGTCATAACCGCTCCTTAAACCGAATAATCGATCTCAAAAACCACCCATTTGCCATCTTTGCGCTCATGGGCGATATACCCGTAATAGTCGCCCTCGCACATCCCGCCCCTCTGCCACACCAAGCAATCGTCTTGGCGCTCAAAAAGATACTCTCTGCCGAACAAATCACAGTCCAATAAGTCGCAAGTGTAAAATTCTTTGCCGTCTTTCTCAACCTTCTCAAATTTTACTAACCCATAATAAATAGCTTCATCTCTACCTATCATATCCGTCAAATCATTTATAGAGTATTCGCTCATACCACAATGATTTTTGAGTAGATCACTAAAATTTTTTCTCGTTTTTCGCCTAATTTTTTCAGATATTCCAAAAAACATTATTTTCTTTTTCCTTTTTAATATTTTACTCGTCAAACAAAATTAACCAGCTAAAGCCCTAAAAATTGGCTTTTGTATGGCTGTATTAAGCTTATGCTAAGCCAACTATCAAACAACAGTCAAACAATTAATTTGTAGCCCCCCTTAAAATGGTATTTCGTCATTCTAAAAAATATCAATAATCTCAAAATAGTCTTTTAGCTTTTTTGATTTTATCTAATCTTTTGCCGCGGTTGAAAATTCTCTTTCACTGATGGTAGGTTTTTATCATTTTTAAAATTTTTATAAATAAATTTTTGCCAAAAGCTATTTTTATTATCTATTATTATTCCTGCTTCTGGAAAAATATACATATATCTTAGAGCGTAAATAGGGATTAGTTTGTTTTTGCCACTAAGGGACTTAACATATAAAAATGTGTCGTCAATATGAAACCTATACCCAGCTTTTTTTAGTTTTTCTGCTATTTCATCTTTATATTTTGAAACTATTTGCGCTCCAGATAGTTGGGCATATATTTCAAATACGTCACCATTGCTAGTTATTGCTTGCACTGTTGCCTGATCCCAAAGTTTTTCAAAATCTTTCATAATTTTCTACCCCCTTAAAATGGTATTTCTTGGCTATCATAATCAACACAATCGACATCTATATCTGGCACGTCATTATATTGTGGCTCGCTTTTAGGCTGTGCAACTTGGCTCTGTTGTGATGTGCTACTAACTTGATATGTATTGCTCTTTTGTGGCTCGCCGTCTTTGTTGCCTAGCATCTCCATACTTTCAACGCTTATGGTGTGCTTTGAGCGATTTTGTCCGTTTTGATCCGTCCATTGCTCAAATTTAAGCCGTCCTTCGATCAAAAGCTTCGATCCCTTGTTGAGATACTGGTTTGCTATCTCTGCTTGCTTGCCAAAAAACGTGATGTCAATAAAGCACGTTTCCTCTCTCTTTTCGCCATTTAGCGTGTATTTATGAGTGACGGCAATGCCGCAGCTACCTATCGCAGCGCCGCCTTGGGTGTATCGCAGCTCAATATCCCTTGTTAAATTCCCCACTAAAACTATTTTGTTAAACATTATTACCCCTTTTTAGATTTAGTCATACCATAATCTAAGCGTACCGTCGTCTTCTATGCTTAGCTCATCGGGTATAGCTCCGCCGAATAAAAATAGCCAGCCCGTAAAATTCGGATCTAATTTCGTTAAGTGGATAATATCAATATAAAAGGTATCAATATGTGAATATTCGCCCCTTTCAAGACTATCCACTATCTCTTGTGGCAAAAGAAGTAAATCATATCCGATTAGCTCGCATGTAGCTTTTATATCACCGTAGGTTATGTCGTGGTTGCCTTCCACTATGAGGCCGTCGGTAAGCTCCTCATTATCAAGCTCGGCGATTTTTTTAAAAATTCTCTCAAAATCGGCTTTGTCTTTTATTCTGTATTTTGGCTCTATCATTTATCCGCCTCCAAATTTCTTGTTAAATTTCCAACTATTACTATTTTGTTAAACATCTCTTAGCCTTTCTTCTGTTTGCCCTTATTCTTTGGCTCTTATCATAAGCGCCTTTTGTACGTCTAGTTTTTGAGTGTGGCATGTGGGCTTTACTATTTGTGTTTGTGGCGCACTTTGAAAAATCATCTGCGCCGTTTAACCCAGCAAACAATGCACTTAAAATTCCTAATGCTTTCATTTTTAGTTCCTTAAATTTTCCATTAGCGCGTCAATACTATTCGGATCAGCTAGATACGCATTAGCCTCATCAATGCTTAGTCTCTCAACTAATTTTTCAGCCTCTATTTCACTAGCGCCTCGTTTTACTAGCTCGCTTTGTAGTAGGTCGAGAGGCATTGGCTCAACTGTCAACTTTTCCTTTACAGTTGCGATCTCAACTTCAAGGGGCGCAGCTTCGACGTATTCAGTTTGTGAATTTTTTGCACCAACTGAGCTGTTTTGTTTTTCCGAGCTACTCAAAAGCTCATTTAGTCCAGCTTTTGGTGCTTGGCTGGCTTCTTGTTTTGTGATAGGCTCGTCCTCCGCGCTTACGGCTTCGGCTAGGCGATCATTTATCGGCAAGCGTGAAGCAACGTATTTAAGAGCTTTGGCTTTATACATCTCCTCCGCCCAGTCTAGCCATATATACTCAAGCTTGTCTTTTTTACTTTGGTTTTGACTTTTTAAGCGTAACTTTTCAAGCTTTTTCTTGCTAACAAACTCACTAAAGACATTATCATTGCTGTCTTTTGCATATACGATCACGCCCACCAAATGGCTAAATACCCAGTCGCCGTCATCGTCGCTTCGTTCGTCATAATTTGGCGCAAAGTGTATCTTGTCATCAAGCCCATTAAACTCTAGACTAAAATCATCACAATCATAAACGGCTACTGCTCTAAATTTCCAGCCATTTTTCATGCCTAGACTAATAAGCCCTTTGTAGCCTATTTGTAGTTGAGCGGTTTCGCCACCATTTTTTAGTTTAAATGGCACTACATAAGCTTGTCCGAAAAGTTTATTTGGGTTTAGTCCTATTTGGACTATCTGCATGGCCGTATTTACTATGCTTTCAACGCTACAATTTCTTAGACCATAATCGTTCGCCATATTCGCGATAGCACTAGCGAAGATCGAAGCCTTAGCTTTATCGTTGCCAACTATGGTTGAGATTTGGTTCATTTTTGAGCCAACTAAAGCTCTCGCTTGTTGCTCTCTTGGTTGTATTTGGTTCATTTGTCTATCCTTTCAATGTTTACTTCGCTATCTATAAAAGGCACGCCGCTTTTTCCCCATCCGTCCATTATTCTGCCCGTAGGCGCAAATTCTTTACCGTCGTAAAAAATTTCCATTAGATACATACCGTCAAAATCTAAATTAAAGTAGCCATCATTCACGGGCTCAACGTCTGTTTCTATCTCAATGCCTCTAAAACTTGCTTTTACTTTCATTTTTTATCCTTTCAAATTTATGCTATTTGTTCGTAAAATTTCCATGCTGGCAAGCTCAAAGTTTGCACCGCCTCTATCTTGTCGCCGTCTTTTTTTGCATAGCCCCACCACTCGTCACGCTCACGGCAATATTTGTAAAGCTCTAGCAATTCAAGAAATGTTTTCCGTCCTTGTTCTATTGCGGCAGCATCAAGCTCATAAAAGCCTACAAAATAAGGGGCTTTCGTTTCAACGGCGATAAACAAGAAATAATTTACTTCTTTGCCTAAGTTTCTTAAAATATCGCTGTAAAACGCTGCTTGTATGTGGTAATTAAAACTAGCTACCGATCTAGCAAAGCCACTAGCAGAAGCGTCAGAAGTTGTTTTTAGATCAACTACTGCTCCCATTTTCTCATTATAAAAATCAGGGCGACATTTAACCGCTACGCCGTTTATTTCACTAAAATAGCTTTGTTCGGCTAATCCGTCTTTTAAAAATATAGCTGTCTCACGCATAGAATTAACCGAGTTTGCTATCTCTACGGCTGAGCCAAAAGTATCAATATCAAGCGAGGTTTTATCGCCTAAATTTTCTAAAAAATCGTTATAGATCGCTTTGCCCTCTTTGGTTCGTTTATCAACATCGGGCTCTACGCAAAACTCATTTGAAAAATCCTTTGGCTCTAACACTAGCTTATGTACCGCAGAGCCTAAGAGCAAAGCCTTTGTAGGCTCACTCCTAAGCTCGTTTTTCATTTTTAAGTGCAAAGGGCTACGTGCAAGTAGGTCGAGGTCACTCTTTGATATTTCAGGGCGTGCGTGGTATTCTTTATTTGTTAGCATTTTTATCCTTTTTTAACGCATTTATCATTTATGTTAAAAATTTCTCAATTTTTTAACAATTTCTAAAAACTCACCTACCGTCATACCTGGCTCATAATAAAATTCAACAAGCCTCTTTAGCGTGGAGTATCGCATCTTTATCAGCCTCCTCTCGTAGTTTTTTAAGTGTTTGTTTGTAGGTAGTTGTATAGCTTAAGACTGCCTCATTGCTCATTTCAGCTTCATCGCATAGCACATAGACAAGCGCAGCGTAGGCGAAAAAGTCTTTTTTGCAATGCTCGATAAGCAGATCAACTATTTCACCGCTGTTTTCGCCAAGGGCGTTTTTAAAGGTGTAGCGGTGGAGGTTATATACATATTTGATGTCAGTTATTAAATAGTCAAACTTTTGATTTAAATTTATGTGTGCCACGTCGCTTTCAGCACGTGCTAGGTCGTAGCTCAAACTCATTTTTAACTCCTTTTGATATTTAAATAGGCGATATTTTTTATCTCGCCGCCGTTGCTGAAAATCACTCTAAAAAATTTAATTAGCTTTCTCATCTCTAGCTCCTTAAACTATCTCATAAACATACTCAGCTTTAAAGCTGGCTAGTTGTTTTTTACTTAGTTTTACCGGGTTTAGTTTTTTATCTTTTACTGCTAACAGCATAAGCGCATCTTTGTGGATATAAAGCACTAGCCCCAATGTGTCAAAATAAACCTCGTAGGTGTAAAAATTTGGCTCTCTTGTAGAGTATCTAGTGCATCCGTCAAACGTTACTTTTAAATATTTTTGT